TCAGGGTCGTGGCTCTGAACTGGTCCTTCTTTTATATCATTCTTTTTCATGTTTATATTCTAATCCTAAAGAAATTCTATATATTTATAGAAGTTTTTCCACCCACCTTTTGCTGGTATTACATTTTGACAACCAAATCCGGCTTTAGGAGTCTTAGAAATAGGTATCTGATATTTTCTGAGATAGTCCTTTAAGAATCCCTTTCTCTCTTTATTCTTTAGTGAGGTAGATACATTTAACCAACACTGCACCAATTTTTTATCATAAAAGATATTTCGACCCTCTAAACCAAAATTTAAATTAATTTTTTCGTGAAAATCTAGTAATCTTCTAGACTGACCAAAATAAAAGTGTCTGGTAGGGAAAAAATTATGTAAGTCCTCAGGCCAATCTTCCCAATCAGTCTTTTGATATTTTGATCTGTAATTATCAATAAATTCATCTGAACCATTTCCCATCAATACAACTCTAGATGAAAATTGTTTTTTTGTTTGGTTTCTGATTTCTGCTTGTGCGCGATCCATATTAAAATAATACATATCAGGATAATCTCTAGTTATTCTATCTACTATAAAATGGTTTGTGCAAAAATTTGTCATGGATATTAGTGGTTCTTGATCTTCTAACTCAGGTTTGATTAAAAGACTAATACTATTAAACGGCAAATTGTTCTCATAAAGACACAAAGCAACGGCACTGCTATCAACCCCCCCACTTAAAAACAGGGTACAATTTGGTGTCCACCTTTTTACCACTGCTTCCTTGAACGCATCAACAACTTCATCAAGTGTGTCTACATTTTGATCTAGATTCCAACTTACCAACTCAGGATTAACTTGTCTTATTTCCCCAGATTTAGTGTTAAAGCGATAATGGCTATTATGTAAAAACCTTTTACTCTCTTTAGAAATACGCAAAGTAGTAAAATACCAATAGTCGTCCTCAAATGTAAAATAACACTGTCGAGTGCTCCAAGGGTCAGTAAAGAAATCTATATTGTCTCCATCAATAATAATGAACAAAAACTCTCCGTCCAGATAATCTACGAAACTATCTCCATGTTCTAGATATTTTTCTATACCAAAATATATGTCACTTGGTAAAGAGTCGTCATAATTATAAATTTCTCCCATTAATAAAAAATATTTCCCATCATACTCTACAGGTTGTGGAGTAAACTGACCCGTTATACTAAGCAAATGGTGTGTGATATACATTCCATTTACTTCAATAGTATTGGAAAGATCAGGTCCACCCAACTTCAAATAATCATCAATTATTAGTGGGTTTGAATTATTTGTTATTTTGAAAGTACACATTTCTCACCATATCTAACAAATGTGCCGTCCTCATACACAATACTGTTGAGAGCATATTCCTTACGAGACGCCCCTAGATATCGTTCCTGTTTATTTACTGAACGAAATGAGGACTTCTTTTGTTTATTATACAGGTACTCTTTGTTGCCATCATAATCATATATGTATTTTTTCATTGGCCACTTGTATGTTCCGTAATCACCATTATGACCTGCGTATGGATTAGATAAAGCCCACTTTTCAAAATAATCTGTGTAGAAAAATGGATATTCTAGGTGATATACAGTTGGGTCTTTCAGAAATCTTGGTGAGAGATATCTAGATAATAAGTCATCTATACTCCTACCAAACCACCAAAGTAAATCCCAACACGTTTCTGGTTTGTATGGAGACATGTCAATATATTTTTCTGCCGTCTTTAACATATCAGGGTCTTTCATAATATGAATCCAGTTTTCATCTTTGATTTTGAAGAATTCTTCCATAGACATATATGAAGACACTGCAAGAAACAGTTCATCCCCACCACCACCATTCACATTTATTGTTTCTCCATTCCACAACTCATCATTATCATAGACATAGTTATCGTGGGAGTGCCACTCCAACTTTACTTTCTTATCAACCAATAAATCGTAAAAACGTGGATTTTCTTCCACACTAGCTTTTGATAGATACACAATAAGACTTGTATCCAATCTTCTAGTTTTCAATAGACTTACCAATGCACATGTACTGTCTATACCACCAGACCACCATAATCGTATCGGTTTCCCAATATCCCACAACTCTACAGCCCTTCGATTAGTCAGTTTTTCGAAGGTTGATGTAAAATTTGTTGGAAACTCTGTAAAGGGGTTTTCTATCAAATCAAATTGATTTTCAAACCCAACCCTAAAACGAGGAGAGTGTAGACCAAAATTAGTTGCTAACCTGTACTCGTCTCTCTCCATTATTTCTGGAAAAGAATGAGGATAATAATATATAATCTTACTCACTTTTCCCCTTCAACATTTTCTGAAGTTCTGCTGTGCTACCAACAAACAGTGCATTGGTCACGTTCTTTGGTCCGTGATCTGGAACCTCTTTAAGTTTCTTCATCTTCTCTTGAAGGTCACCTAGTTTTTCAGTAACGTCTGCAACCTGTTTGATAAGATTTCCAGCAACCTCGTATGCTCTTGGATGATCACTTTCTCTTGCGAGTTCCAATATTCCATCAATCGCATCTTGACCACGTTCAACAAGGTTATAAAAGTTTTGTCTCTGATACTCATAGTCATTGTCTATGTCATCTCCATGAGATGGAACAACGACTTCTTTCTTCTCCACAATGACCTCTTGGGGAACAACCTTGTCGATGACCCCAAGTGCCTTCTCTATTTCAAATTCTTTAGACATAATTTAATAATATTTTTTATTCTAATTCCCATAACTGTGTTGATGGGTTAAAAACTTTAGTAGTTCCATCCTCTTCAACAATTCGACTAGAGATATTATTAAGTGACATATAGGTGTTCCACTGTGGTTGGTGAGATACTAATGTATCATCATTTTTGGATACTACGGCATCTTCATAATCTGATTTTGAGGTCCATTCCTGTGTTGTGGTTGCAGTATTTCCATCTTCTGATAGAACGTGAGATATTAGTCTACCGTCACTTTTTACTTTATTTAACCCACCCTCATATCCACTTTGTTCCCATGGCCAGAAGGTTGCATCATCTTGTTTCGTGTAAGTTTTTGTTACGGTATAAGTCATTGTGTACCTCCTCACATATTTATATCAAACAAACTTTTAATTGTAAGGTGTGGGTTCAAGATGTGCATATTCATTATCTCTAAATTGTGATCCAAATCCTGATATTTTTTCTGGAAGTTTTATCCCTCTATTATAAAAATATAATTTTTGGAAAATTTTGTGTGTTTGATTTTTAATTTCTGGTACAACGTGTAACCATTCTTGTGCTAAATTTTTATCATAAAATATATTTCTCAGTTCCAATCCATAACCCAATGACAAAGTTTCATGTAGATCAAGCAAACGTCTAGTTTGTCCTCCATAAAAATGTTTCCAAGGAAATATTGTTGATAAATCCTCAGGCCAGATAAAAAAATCTGATTTATTTTTACTCATATAACTTTCAACAATTTCATCTCCACCATTTCCACTAAATATGACTTTACCGTTAAATTCAGAAATAACTATCTCTCGCATTCTTAATTGAGAACGCCACCAACATTTACTATGACGCATAAATTTTTGATTTTCAAAATAAGTTTTATCTAGTTTTTTTTCTGTTATTTTATAATTTGTATTATATGGTTTAGTATATTCAATCACTTGTTGTAATGTTTCTTTATCTTCGGAATCGTTCAGAGACAATGTAATACTATTAAAATGTTTTTTGTGATCAGCCAAACACATGGCAATAGAGGAACTATCCAAACCACCACTAAGAAATAATGTTATATTATCGGTATATCTTTTAAGAACCGCGGCTTCAAAAGCAGAAATTACATCATCTAAATTATCTTTATATTGTACCAAATCCCACTTATGTAGTTCTGTGTTTATTGGTGTTAATTTGTTTAAGGTAACGTCATATCTATAATGACTATTGTGTGGTATTCTAAAAAACTCATTATTCCATACGGGGTCTGTAGATGGTTCATTATTAAATCTTCCATCTTCTGGTTCTCTCATTGGGAAAGTGCTAAAATAAAAATGTTCTTCAACTTTATAGTAAAAACATTGTCTTGTGCTCCACGGGTCCGTGAATAAATCAATAATTTTGGTTTCTAAATCGTATACTATAAACAAAAATTCACCATCTAAATATTCGGTAAATTTATCACCATGTTCAAGATATTTTTCTATACCAAAATAGATATCACTATCCCACGAATCATCATAATTATAAATTTCTCCCAATAACATATAATATTTGTTACCGCATTTCACAGGTTGTATAACCACTTCTCCTGTAATACTTAATAGATTGTGTGTAATATAAACACCATCAACATTTATAGTTTTACTAGCAGTAGGACCGCCTAGTTTTAGATGTTGATCTAAAATCGTTTGGTTTGGATTATTGGTTATTTTAAAAGTACACATTTCTCATTCATAAATTAAGTACGGTAATTTTCCGTCCTCATTTCGACCTCTATACATATAAGTTTCTGGATTTGCTTCGTGTCTCCAAGGTCCGTAACTGCCATGTTTAGCACAATACAAATCAAAGTCACGTCCTGTCTTACCCGCACTAACAAATTTTTCGTAAGTTTTCCAGTATGCAATCTCACGTCCATCACGCGATTCTGAATATCTAATACACAAATCTTGAAGTTGTTTTGGCAAGAACTCATACTGTTCAAATCGACCTATCATATGTTTTGCGAGTTCATCATATTTAAAATTATCACCAATTGGTACTGGACTTAATTCTTTTACACCAGCCAAATATATATCAACACCAATATTTTCAATACCACATATTAGACGACTTAAATCATAACCTTGAGTTGAAGTATTTTCTAAAGATACACCAATTGATACTGCATCAACATTAGTTTCAAGACACCATTTAGTAATCCCGAAATATCTTGGTTTAAGAGCACCAATGTTATAAGTTCCTTTTGTAAAACCTGACCGAATAGGAATACGTTCCTCAACATATTCTTTAGGAAACTCACCCATTTCTAAATTGAAATCTCTATATTCTTTTTTAAGAAAGTTTGATACGTTTTTAACCCTTTCAAGTTCTTCTGAAAGGTAGTCATCATTTTCGAAATGATCAAACCCATATCGAACTACAATATCAGCATCAGTTTCAGTTAACCAACGATAAAGAGAATATGTAGAATTTATACCGCCCGAGAATGGTATGAGTATTTTCATCTTACTTTTACTTATATATTAGATATGGAAGAGTAGCTACTTTAGCATCTCTGCCATTTTTACTTTTTATAGCACCACGATAATAATAAGTTTTTGGGTCTGCTTCATGTCTCCAAGGTCCGTAACTACCATGTTTAGCACAATACAAATCAAAGTCTCTTCCTGTTTTGCCCTCACTGATAAATTTTTCATAGGTTCTTTGGTAAGCACAGTTACGACACTGGTTGTCTTCACATGTATTCAAATCACATTTGAGAACTAAACTTTGCAACTCTTTTGGTATTGACTCGTATTGTTCAAACCGACCTATCATATTTTTTGCGACCTCATTATAATTGAAATCATCCCCAGTAGCCACTGGAACTAACTCTCGCACACCACCCAAATATATATCAACACCAATATTTTCAATACCAGATTCCCGACGACTCACTTCGTAACCCTGAGTTGATGTATTTTCTAAACATATTCCTATAGATACTCCATCAGCGTCTGTTTCAAAACACCAATTTATATATCCAGCATAACGTGGTCTAAGACTACCAATATCATAAGTTCCTATAAAACCAGGCCGAATAGGAATACGTTCTTTCACATATTCTTTGGGAAACTCTCCAAGTTCTAAATTGAAATCCCGATATCCTTTTTTAAGGAAGTCTGATATGTTTTGAATTCTTTCAACTTCCTTTGCATTATACTCATCATTTTCAAAACGGTCAACTCCATATCGAACTACAATATCAGCATCAGTTTCAGTTAACCAACGATAAAGTGAATATGTAGAGTTTACGCCACCTGAGAATGGTATAAGTATTTTCACATTAGTTCCACAAGTCTGTATTAACCTTTACAAGAAAACAGTCTTTACCAAAACAATCTTCCATGTAAGAACTACAATGAATTCTTGAAGTCTCAAACATTACAGCCTGACCAATATTCCAAGGAACAGCTTCTGCAAAACTAAACCCATGCAACATCTCAATTGGATGGTGTTGCAAATGTTTTTCCCAAACTTCTACGTCAAAGGGTTCATCGGTATATCCAACTAGATCACTGTAATCATGTTCTGGAATCCAGCCCATGGCCCCATGTTTTCTATAAAACTTTTGATCGTCATTCTCAATATCAATTCCAGATTTTGCAGACCAAGGCGTTTTTTGGTGGAAGTATACAGTCTCAGTAGTACCCTCACTCCCATCTTCTTTATAACATCTTAATGGAAAGAATACTGTTGTGTTTGCGGGTCGAGGCATTTGTCCTGTTCTGTTGTGTGACCTCCAATCATCACCTAGATAATTTTCACCATCATTATGCATATGAATTGGTTCTTTGTAATACCCATACCGACCTTGAGTGTTTGGTTCATACCCAATGATTGGTTTTAGAATTTCATTAAAAAGATTACAAGCTTTGGTTTTTTCATCTTCAGTGAAAAATTCTAAATTTGTATGTCCCTGCATAGAATCACTCATCTCATCTATTGGCAATCCACTATCGGATATTTTTCTATATCCCAAATAATTTTTTTTTATTGATTGTCCGTATTTTCGAGCCCTATTTAATACTTGTAACTCTTCTTCTAAATTTATTAGATTATCAATTACTGATAAAGGAACATCTGCATAATGAAACATGGTATTACTCATTACTCATCTCCACCTGTTACTGGATTAAAATTCTTCGCATCCTCAAAGAATGAGGTTGTCTCACTGAAACCAAAATCATCATCAGCGTCGGCACTTGTTGGGTTTGGTGTAACTGTGTATCTCTGTTCTCTCTTAGGTGATTGATCAGGTAGGTCTGTATACTGGTCAACCTGTACAGTCTTAATAACCTTACTAGAGGTAACAGGACCGTAGAGATGGAACTTAGCAGTAAAAGAGAGGGTGTAGATAATGGCTCTACGGTTTGCAAAGTCACCCTGATAATCGTCTTCGTAACCAATACTATTCAGAACAACAGGGACATCTCTCTTGATACCCATATCTGTGTTGTCATTGATTGTGACCGTGTAATCAGGTTGAAAGTATGGTAGAATTTGTTCCACAATCTGCAACGCATCATCTGACTGTTTTGACAGGATATAGAGTTCAAAGTCAATGTTGTATGGAACAGGCATATACTGCGTATCCAACTGATCAGACTTTGCACCCTTCACCTTCTTGAACTTCTGCACACGTTGTAGTTTGCGTGATGGGTCATATGACATGCCAGTAATCTCAAACCCAATACGAGGTAGAGTTACAGCGGTCTGATTAGACAAAGATGGATCATCATTCAGACGAACAAGGAACTTCTGCCGTGGACCATACGCAAGAGGAACCTTCATAGACTGTTGAATAGTTCCACTGTTGTCCTTACGAACAAGATGAATGTCATTGAAAAGTGAGCCGAAAGAAACGACTACCTTACGAATGGTTTCATGGTAGAATTGTTGTCCCAACATTACGATACTTCTCCTGCATCACCGAATGGATTTGATTCGCTGAAGTCTAGGATAGTGTCATCCAATTCATCGAACAGTTCATTCTGATTGACCTTATCTGTCACTTGGTCACCTACTATATAGTCCTCATTGATAAAGTATGATGGATCACCAGTATCAGCAGAACTCTCAATTAGGATAGACTCACCAACAGAACTGCTGTCGTCTTCACCAATGATGTTGTCTCCGTCTGTCTCCTCAAGAAGAAGACCAGAGTTATCTTCAAGTCTGATGTTCTCATTGACTGCACTTGACTGTTCAAGTGTGAACTGATAAGTGAGTGCATCCATTGATTCTGCATCTTCGATTGCATCAATTGCAGCAATGTCTGTGTCGAGAACTTCTGAACCATAATCAAATGTGCGACAACGCATTTTGTATACTGGGTTGTTGTCGAGTTGATGGAATGGCTCATCGTGGTCAACGAAGTTAATCTCAAACAGTTTACCAAGAATAGGATGGTAGATTGCATCACCTTCTTGTGGTCTATCTGCATCTGTAGAAGATGCCTCTGAGATTAGATACCCACTCTCGTATGAAGATGGAATGTCAACCTCGTCACTGTCTAGTGTTCCATCCTCAAGTAGAATAGAACCTGTGAGTGTATCTGTACCACTCTCAATCGTGAACTGTTTGGTGATGTCTCTAAATCTACTCTTACTGACAACGAAGGTGACTTCACTGAGGTTCTGCAAACCAAACTGAGTCATCAATTCTCGTTCACCAGCATACCCACCACCAGAGTTCTCAACATACATTTCAATCTTTGACTGAGTGTTGAACTTGGATAGAGAGTCTTCACCAAGGAACGTGTCCTCAGCCACAAGTGTGCGGTCAAGATAATAAACATCGTGACCGTAAATCTGAATTGCTTCTGCAATCAAATCTGCATACAGATTTTTTTCTGTGGTAAGTGCATGTTGATTGCTTGTGTGAAATGCTTTATTGACTGCCATGTTTATCCAATCATGTAGTTAACTGGTAGTTCGAACGCAAGTTTCATCTCTTCTTCAAGTCTAATAATCTCTTCTTGCGCCTGAGTGTAAATTGTTTCACCGTTCATCGTCACACCACCGAGCATCTCTACGCCACTAAACTTGGAAAGGTTTGCACCCCACTGTCTCTTAATCAGTGCGGTTGCGTACTTCTTTAGATACATGTCATTGTATAGGTCTGTGAATGTGCCGGGATCAAGTTTACGATAACAATCAATGATAATATAATCAACGTCAGCAGTTACCTTATTCTCCCAATCCATGTCAATATACAAACGGTTCTGGTGTTGGTTGAAACGAACTGGTGTCTCCCCAACAAGAATATGTTCTAATAGGTCTAGGTTATCCATAGCCATCTGATACTGAATAACAGATGTGGATGAGAGATCAAACAAATCGTTCAGTCTTAACTGATAACGAATGTCGAACATGTTAGACCCACCACCTGTATCAGTGAATGGGAATACTCGCATAACTGAAAGAACTGAATCAGGAACAGGAATCCAGTTCTTACCCTCGTACCATACGGCTGTTGTTGAACCGTCAACATCAGTTACAGTTGCTAGTGTCTCGTTAGACCTTGCCCGTGTAACATCTGCGGTTGTGATGAGATGTTTGAGATACATCCTCTCCGCCCCATCGTAGTGATATTCTGCAAAGAATTGTAGTGCCTCGTCAATACGGTCATCAACTTGGTCATCTGACACGTTAATGTCGATAACCCCATATCCAAGGTTCCGTAGACAATAATTCTTGAAGTCTGCTCTGGTAGAAGGTATTGCCATTAGAAGATTCCTTTTTTATATATTTATAACATTATGTATTGTAACGGTGAGGTTTAGGTGGTAATGCTTGATAACTGGATAACTTCGGTTTCCAAACTGGAAACTTTTGATCTGCATATGCATCATGTCTTGTTTGTGGAATACTATCTTCTGTGTAGTATTTACCGTATTTACCCTCTTTCATAATAAGATCATCAAGTTCCTCTGCACTAAAACCTTCCTTTTTCTTTTCATTATACCATTCCCGACATTTACATTTAGCACATTTTCCACATGGACAATGAGAAACCAACTTTTGTAGTTCTTGTGGTAATGTTTCCAGTGTTTGCCACCTACCCATGTTATGATTCATCAATGGCCATTCAATAGGAATATCTGTATAATCTCTAACTATAGAATAATCTATTCTGGAATATGAATTTCCTCTCCTATAAAAATTTTCAACTGGTTCTAAACTTTTAAAATACCAATTTGAAGGACTCCAGTTATATGTATTATAACCTATGCATATCAAATCTACATTATACATTTCTGATAACAGAGCAACATTATACCATTTTGACCTTACAGTTTCTAACATGACATCACTAGCACGTTCTTCAACCTCTGAAAAACCAAAATCAAAATCACGAACATTTTTTTTCAACCAATTACACACAATAGGATACTGTTCTAAATCTTGATCAGATGCATCAAGTGTAAGTACCCGTGTTATCACATCATCTTTAGTTTCAGTAAGAAGTTTATACAACATAGCTATACTATCTGAAGAAGAACTAGTTGCTGCGAAAATTTTCATAGTCTTTCCACTCATGTGGTTTGTTTAGTCGATTGGTAAAATGGACATACTTTATATCTGGATGAAATTCCCCACCCATGTATATGTAGTCATTACCTGTAAGTTGTTCATACTTCTGTGTCATCTTATAGTTCCATCGGCTAATGCTGTCAGAAACTATTTCATCACTGACAACCCATCGTGTGAACCACTCGTTTGGTAGAACCACAAGGTCTAACTGTTCTCTGACACTATCCTCTACGAAATACTGTTCTCCGTTCACTGGTCCTGTTGTCGTTCCATTCTCAATGTAGAACTTCTGCCAGTGATGAATGTCACTCATGAACTTGTCATAGATATATCGACAGTCCTTCGGGTAGTATTTGAAGAACCCACCATTGATGCGATACTCATTGACATCGTTTCTCCACCATCCCGGCATCGCAACAAACTGTCCTCGTTCAATCGGGTAGTCAAAGATTTTCTCATAGTCATTGATAAGAAGAACATCAATGTCCATCACACAGATGGGTTCGTCTGTCTCCATCTGCATACCCCACATCTTATTCCACTGTAGGGTTACCTTCTCATGGTATGGCTCTCGTATCCAAATGATGTTATACTTCGATAACTTTCTCTCTAGATATTCTTCGTACTCTGGTCCATATTTGTCACCGATACGAACACATACTATATCCATTTATCATATCTCTGTTTTGTTGGAGTCCACCCTCGTAGGTAAGCTCCGTCAGCGTGTTTCAAAACGTCTAGTAAGTTATTAAATGAATCAACCAATTCATCTAGAGTATAATATGCATGTGACATATGATAACTGAAGATATTGGTTGCGTCAAAAAATACAGTTTTCCCTTTAATTTTTTGAGAGATTCTATCATAGTCTGGTGATATCAAGTCCATCAACCAATATTCAATGTCATAATCATCATGCATTTTTTGTTCTAATTTTCTCAAATCTTCAAATGCAGGCATGTCTCTCTTTGCATTTTTAGATGAAACAGAATCAGGCATTACCATATTATGAGTGAGTCTTTTACTGTAGTAATTAATTTCCCTTAATGACATATCCATTTCTAGAATCATTTGTTTTATATCCAAATTTTCTTGACAATAATCAAACAAAACAACTTCACTACTAAACTTTAACCTGTCTACGATCAGTGCAGCACGTTGTCCTGCCGTGCTGGAAAATATAATATCAAATTTTTCTGTAGGGAGTTCTCCAACTCCCTCTGTGTTCTCTATATAAAACTGTTTCGTTATCCTTGTCATAAATCTACTAAAATAGTAATCTTTTAAATCCACATTATCAAGGTCTTTCCAAGATTCAGTTTGATGATCTCTATAATATGAGAACGCTTTTCTTGATCTTTCATCATTAGTAAAATTTGTGATAGTAGGTAATCCTTCTACATCAATCCACGGTGGGGTATAGTCGTCATGGAAATTATCAGGGGATCGTTTAATAACATCATATCTCTCCGACATGTCGGGAGCACCAATTTCTTTCCACATCTTCAAATTCAAATTCATGTGCTGGTGATGAAAATATGCTTTATGGTTTGGTCTTGCCATTATGTGGGCCTTGCAAAACTGTCCACTCTCCACAAAATCATAGAAGTCTGTTATTGATGTTTGTCTTTTCTCTGGACCACCAGATACCATATCAAATACCATACCAACTGATACAATCATAGCATGGGTATGATCACAATTTAAAAGAACATCATGAACTTCACTTCTATAGCAAAAACGAACATCGTGTCCAGTGCCCGCACCAGTTTCCCCACCAGAAACCATAAATGTTGTAGTTTGGGTTTGTTTCTCTATTCCAAAATCCCACTTTAGTTTGTCTGGATAAACCACCAGAAACAACATATCTTTAAATCTTTTGTTTATTTTTTTATTGTGTGTTTCACCTAACCACAATGTAACAAATTCATCAAAGTTATTCATAAATCTCTTTCAAGACATCTTTACCAAACTGCTTTACGATAGACTTTTTCATCAACTCTTCACGCTCTTTATTGAAACCACCGTGCATGATAAAGTGATATCTGTTCTCATTTGAACTGTTTAGTGCCTCATGTTCCACACCATTGTCAAACCAGAACCCAGTGCAATTCTCAAAGGGCAACTCCTCTTTCGTATCTGACCGTCTCAGGTAACAGTTCTCTGGTTGATAGAATGCAATATTGATTGCACCAGCAATGTTTCTAATTCTATTCTCTCTTATTCTCTGTGGACTTGCATCATTATGTGCGTCGATACCAGCACCAGGCTCTAGTAACATGAAACGCAAACGACGATAGGATTTATGCGGGAACTCCTCTAACCATCTTTTTGTCTCTGGACACACTTCGGCAATTTCTGTCCAACCCCATTCAACATCTTCCTCTCGCAATCCATGTCCTTCTGGGTTTTTGGTGTGAAACCATCCAAGAGAAATATCACTACCTTTCTCCACAAAACTATGAATAGATGCAGACTTCCAACCACCATGTCCACCATCACCAAAACGATGTTCTACAAAGAACCCTTCATCATATACTGCCTGTGCTTCTTGAATACAAACCTCTGGTATCTCTATGTCCATCTTAAGATACCAAACATCATTATCTCTGCACCAATTTACAATCTGTTTATGACTCATCTTCCTATCACCATAAACCTCTCCATACCATTGTCCAGTGTCTTTGTTCCACTATACATTACATCCACAAACTCAGCCTGTTCTGCAAGTTCTTCTGGACTACTTACACAATTAATGTGGTCTTCATATTTATCCTCGTTGGTTGATTGCAATACATAAACAACATCATTAAAGAACCCCCTATTGAGTTTCTTAAATCTAGTCATTGGAAACATGTGTTCACAAGAAG